CATCTCTACCGATGACTGGGTCTATTTTACCCTCTTCTACCATTTTGTTTAAATCCCTTGAGAAATTATCAAGTATAGGGGTGGTGGACCCTTTTCTTGTTTTCTTTGGGTTTGATACGTTTCCTTCTTCGAAAAAATCTACTGACATGTGAAATAATTTTCTTTAAGTATACAAAAATAATCTTATAAAAACAAATATCCTATCTTTTCCTTACCTATAAAAATAAAAAGAAGATACTTTTAGAAATCCACTAAAGAGGTTTTTTATTTGATATTTATTATGTATAATAATATCTAAAAAAATATTATGTCGATTATTTTAGAAAAAACAGAAGGTAACATTACAGAGGTTGTTGTTTCATCATCAAACCTAAATCGTGCAATCTATAACTTAGATGAGAACCATTTATCAATTGAATTTAATAATGGCTCTATTTATGAATATGAAAGTGTACCATTAGAAGTTTTTGAAAATTTTAAAAAATCAGAATCTCAAGGTAAATTTTTTAATACTAACATATCAAGAACGTACAAATACAAGAAAATTAAATGAGTGTAATTGATGAAATAATAGAAGACATGGAAAAGGACAAAGAGATTGTAAAATCTTTTGTCCCTAAAGACACGTTACCGAAAAATATATTTGATATTAATAACGGTAAGTCTGTTTTAAACTCAGAAGTTCGAAAAAAAATGTTAGAAATAACAGAAGAATTTATTGATTTTGTTGGGGTTAACTTTTTCATTTATGATATTATTTTTATAGGTTCACTCGCAAATTACAATTGGTCTGAATATTCAGACGTTGATATTCACATATTAATCGATTATGACGAGTTTGATGAGTCTGAGAACAAAGATTTAGTTGTTTACCATCAAATTGTACAAGATTTTTTCGATGTTAAAAGAAGATTATGGAACGAAACCACTGACATTAAAATTAAAGGGTATGAGGTTGAAATGTATGTTCAAGATGTAGATGACAAATATGTTGCCACAGGTGTTTACTCCGTTTTAAATAATGACTGGGTTGTAGAACCAAAAAAATTCGAGTCCGCGTTTGAATTAAACGAGAAAAAAATTTTAGAAAAATCTGAGGAATACGCAAAAGAGATAGAGCGTTTAGAAGGTTTAAATGATAAAGGTCAAGACGTTTCAAAAGAAATAAAGACCCTAAAAGACAAACTAAAAAAATTCAGACAATCAGGATTAGAAAAAGGGGGTGAGTATTCTTATGAAAATTTAACCTTCAAATTATTAAGAAGAAATGGATTTATCGAAAAACTTTTTAATATCAAAAGTTCAATACGAAATAAAAAATTGTCCCTACCGCAATAGAAACAATAAATTTTTTATCTATATGCATGTATTTATAGGATACAAGAATAATATAATTATCAACATTTAAAGAAATGGCAGATTTAAAACCATTAGGAAGCGAAAAACTTAACGGAGACGACAAACTAAGACGTATCCTTGAGTTGACCTATTACGGTAATGATAAAAAATCATCTACCCCTAACCAATCATTAGTATCTAAAACTGAATATCTTTCTGAATCCATAAGTGGTTTCAGATTTGGTATTGTAAAAGAAAAAGATGGATACTATGTAAAAAAAGGTTTAAACGAAAATTCATTAGACTACATTGGTGGTCTATTCATGAAAAATAAAAACAGATTTAATTCATATGCTGAAGCTTTAAAAAGATTAGAGCTTTTATCTGGTGGTGAATTAAATGAAGCAACAAAATATGTTCTAAAACAGAAACCAACTTCAGAACCAGCTAACGAGGCTCCGGTTCCGTCACCTGAAATGGGTGACGTACCACCTGTACCTGCAGCACCTGAAGGAGATGTACCACCATCACCTGAAATGGGTGATGAAATGGGTGGTGATGTACCTCCACCAGCTCCTGAAATGGGTGATGAAATGGGTGGTGACGAACCATCTGATTCATCAGGTAAACCTTCCGATTATATGGCGGAAATTCAAAAATTCGCTGGTAAATTAGGTCAAGAGTTAAGAGACCAAAAAGATAAAATGGAAAGTGATGATATTAAATACGTCCTTAACATGATTATCTCAGCTGTTGATTTGGATAAATTAGAAGATGAGGATATTGAAGAAATTGGTAAAAAATTCGATAGAGACATTGAAGATGATGTTGAGTTGTCTGACGAACCATCTGACGATATGTCTGATGTACCAGCAGATGACGATACCACACCGGCTGAACCAACTGCTGATGATGATTTAGGTGAAATGCACGCAATGGATAAGTTGGAAAGTTTCATTAACACACCAATGTCAACCGAAGAAGAAATTGATTTATCTAAATACGCCGATTTGGGTGGTGATGATGTTAAAGAAATTGATTTAGATGAAATAAAAAAAGAAATCAACAAAACAATATCTGACACTTTAGGTAAATACTTTAAGTAAAATGCGTCTTATTTATGTCAACGAAATCGGAACCGATTATAAAGGTCAAAAACAGTATGAATTCATTTTTAGTGAATCAACTGAGATAGACATGGACGAATGGTTTGACGTACCCGCATCATCGACTTCAACACCTAAATCACCAAACATAGAATATATAGACCAAGTAGGTCTTCTTCAGGACACCGATATAGTTTTTGAATTAATTCAAAATTCGGACTATTTCGGTGTTATTGATGCTGTGGACGGAATAATCGCCATGGCTTGGGAAAAATCCAATTTTGATTTAGATGAGGATAGACTGTTTTTCCGTTTTGGTGAATCATATGAAAACGTTTCAAAAAAATTAAAGGAGAGAGGTGTATCTCTCGAAAAAAAATCAATAAAATTCAAAGAGTCATGAATAGAAAATTAATCATTGAAAAATTAATAGTTGAAGGGTTTTCAGAAAAAACTCTTTCTCGTTTAAGTGATAACGAATTATCTACTTTATCTAAAACAGTTCTTAAAGAATCTGTGATGATTAAAAAAGATAATGTAAAGGACATCGCAGCGGCTAAAGCAGCGGGTAAAACCATCGAAACTTACGAATCAAAAGTTTGTTCCAAATGTGGAATGAAAGATTGTAAGTGTAAAGATAAAAAACATGGAGATGTTGATGAAAATGTTTCAGAAATTGAAGAATGGGTGTTAAATTTGGGTGAATCAAAATATTCACAATTTACATCTAAAAACGACATCATGAACATTATCAGTGAAAAAATGGAAACCACTTTCCAACCAATGCCAAAAACCAAAGCGAAAAAAGGACATAACGGTGTTCCCGAATTTATGACTTACGATTCAATTGTTGCAGCTGCGGAACCCGCACCAGCACCAACCAAACCAGATGTTGATACACCAACCAAACCAAAGACACCTGGTAAACCAACCATTGACCCTTTTGAACCAGGACCCGGTACTGACCCTAAACCAAAGGCGTTAGCCGAAAAGAAAAAAAGTTCAAAATGAAATTTAAGAAAAAAGATTTAATATCTTTACTCGAAGATATTAACGAAATGCCAATGGATTTTGATACAGAAGATAGACCTTTTCAAGGTATACAGAATAAACTATCTACAGGAGATACTCCTTTAAAAAAAGTCCCACTACCTCAAACAGGTGATGATACGAACAAAAATTTCCAAGAATTACTTGCGTCTGAGAGATACAGACAAGTAATTGCTAAAGTTAGGGAATACACAGGTTTACAAACACCAATCAAAGGTGAAGAAGGTATTATGCCTTTGGTTCAAATGATGATGCAGGCCCACAATGAAATTATTCAAACCGAAGCTAACCATAGACAAGAATTGGAACAATTAGCGGTTGAGTTGGTAAAAAAAGAAATGTCAATTCCTGAAGGTAAATTACAATTTGATGCTAAAATTGTTGGTTTAGGTGAGATTAATACTGATAACTTCAATAGAGAAATGGAGGAAGAACCAAATATGGACCCTGTTAATATTGAACAAGATTTGGCTGATGATTTGGACACAATGGACTTAGAAAAGGCTAAAAGAAGATTAATAAACAGTATGATACAAGGGGCATCCAAAAAAGGTCACTATATGTATCATTATGTTGCAGATAAAATCGCAGAAATTACTGGTTCTAACGCTTTATTAAATCAATATGGTATTCTTATGTCAATAAACGATAGTTTATATTGGCAGTTGAGTGATGACACCATGAAAATGATGATGGGTGGTGGTGGTGCCGGTGGAAGTGTTGGTGGTAAAGAAGAAGTTAGAAGAAACACAAACCCTCCTACAATTGTTGCTAGAGGTGTAAATTTCCCAATATTAGTACATGAATTGATAAAAGGTGTATTAGAATTATTCGCAATACAAGGTCGACCAAAAGATGAAGAGGGTAACGAAGACCCAAGGTGGTCAGAAATTGAACAATCTGAAGATACCCTTGAAAAAGAAGTTTGGGATTTACGTCTTGGACCTTCAATTTGGGACAGAATCAGACGACAGTTTCCTGACGAAATTTTAATCGACGAAAACAAATTCGCGTTACAGAATTACTTAATGGTAAGTATTTTCAGATTACCAGCTAAAGAATTTTTAGTATTTACTAAAGAGGTATTATCAGGTTCTGAAAATGGAAAAAGATTTATGGCTGAATTATTACAGGGTATTGACCAGATGTTAAGAAATCAAGATTATCAAGAAGCTATGGCGAATTTCAATGAAGATTTGGAACAAGTAACTGATGATGTAGATGACGACGACTTAAGAAATTTCTTAGGTGATATTGGAATACAATTATCCGATGATGACGACGATGGTCCACAAGGTCCTACGGTATAAAAAGTCTTAAGGGTGGTTTTAACCACCCTTTTTCATATTTATATATATGAGTAATCAAAAAATAGAACAGTTAAAGGAATACGCACGCATTTTAAAAGACACACCATATGCGTTAAAGACGTATCTACAGACATATGATAATACACAAAAAAGATATGTCCCATTAGAATTGTTCCCCGACCAAATACAATTGTTAAAAGATTACGAATCTTACAACGAAAATATTACCAGAAAATATAGACAGGCGGGGGTTACCACAGTTACAGCGGCGTGGATTTCAAAAAAATTACAATTAGCCAAACCTGAAAATCCTGAAAGGGTTCTTGTCATCGCGAACAAAAAAGATACCGCGGTGGAGATGGCTAATAAGATTAGAAATTTTTTAGACCAATGGCCTGAGTGGATAAATGTTGGGTTCTCACCTGATAAAAACTCTGAAAGTAGATTTAGATTAAACAATGGTTGTGAGGTCAAAGCGGTTGCAACATCCGCGGATGCTTTACGTGGATACACACCAACTATTCTTGTATTTGACGAGGCTGCATATATCGAAGCGGGGGAAGACTTTTGGGCAGCATCTATGGCATCCCTTTCTACAGGGGGTAAAATTATCCTCATATCAACACCAAACGGTTTTGACCCAATTTACTACGGTGTATACGACCAAGCTATTAGAGGTGTTAATGATTTTCATATTACCGATTTGAGATGGTTTAAAGACCCAAGATATACCAAGGACTTAAGATGGGTTAAATGTAATGATATCGTTCATTACATGCTGAATAGAGAACAATATAATGATGATGAAGTTGTGATGAATGACTTTGACATAATCAACTACAAACAATATGAGGAGGAGGGTTATAAACCCCTCTCATCATGGTTTGAATCCATGTCTAAAAAGTTCAAATTTGATAGAAGAAAAATCGCACAGGAATTAGAGTGTGATTTTCTTGGTTCGGGTGATGGTGTTATTCCTTCAGAAATTCAAGACAATATTGTAAAAAATATGTTAAGAGACCCGAAAGAAAAATATATGCAGGGTACATTTTGGCAGTGGAAAGAACCAGTACAGGGTCACAAATATATAATGGGTGTCGATGTGTCAAGAGGAGATAGTGAAGATTTTTCGTCAATTAATATAATTGATTTTGATGAAAGAGAACAGGTTGCTGAATATATTGGTAAAATACCACCCGACGATTTGGCGTCAGTTGCATATAAATGGGGTACTCTTTATGAGGCGTTCATTGTTGTTGATATAACAGGTGGTATGGGTGTTGCAACATCGAGGAAACTACAAGAATTAAATTACAAAAATCTATATATTGACGGAATCAATACTAAAAATATTTGGGAATACAATTCCAAAGCGATGGAAAAAATTCCTGGATTAAATTTTAATAATAAAAGAACTCAAATTGTTGCAGCCTTTGAAGAACAATTAAGAAAAGGGTTTCAGGTAAGGTCTGCAAGATTGATGAACGAACTCAATACATTTGTCTATCTTAACGGAAGACCTGACCACATGAAAGGTACTCACGATGACGCGATTATGAGTATGTCAATGGCATTATATGTTGGGGATATTTCATTTTCCCAATTAACAAAAAATGAAAATGCCAATAAAGCGATGTTAGAATCTTGGACATTGTCTGAAAGGACTTATGAACCAAATAAATCATTTTATTCATATGGAACCGCATTTGACCAAATAGGTTCGATGTCAATGGATAATGACCCAAATATTCCAAAACATAATAATAACGCAACAAAAGAACACTATGCACAGTATTCTTGGTTATTTAGTAAAAAAAGATAATCCTTTATTATAAAAATAAAATTAATTATATTCTCATAAACTATTTATATACATGGCGGAAAGTAATATGACTGTATTTCAGAGATTGACAAAGATGTTTGGGTACCCGGGTAAGGTGACCCCTGAAGAAGCACCGTCTTTCAATTTTGATAAAGAACAAATTTTAAAAACGAGTAGTAGGGAAGAGTATGAAAAAGCGATGTTACAAGCTCAACAGAGTCAATACATTGCGGATAAATGGACAAAACTTGACCAGTCTCTTTATAATCAATCTGTTTACTACGAACCTAACAGATTATCTGCTTATTATGATTACGAATCGATGGAGTTTACTCCTGAAATTTCCGCGGCATTAGATATCTACGCTGAAGAATCAACAACATTATCTGAAAAGGGTGAAATATTAACTATTTTCTCAGAGTCAACAAGAATCAAAACTATTCTTGAGGATTTATTCATGAATAGGTTAGATTTGAATACTAACTTACAAATGTGGACCAGAGGAACGTGTAAGTACGGTGATAATTTCGTTTATCTTAAAATAGACCCCGAAAGAGGTATTGTTGGTTGTCAACAATTACCAAATATTGAAATTGAAAGACACGAAGGTAAAGAAAGTAAAACACCGAATCAACAAAACGCAATGCAACTTCCTACAAGGGAGTTAAGATTCCAATGGAAAAATAAAGATTTAGAATTCCAAGCTTGGGAAATCGCACACTTCAGATTATTAGGTGATGACAGAAAACTTCCTTATGGTACATCCATGTTGGATAAAATCAGAAGGATTTGGAAACAATTACTTTTAGCGGAAGATGCTATGTTGATTTATAGAACAACAAGAGCACCCGAAAGAAGAGTTTTCAAAATATTTGTCGGTAACATGGATGACAAAGACATTGAAGCATATGTACAACGTGTTGCAAATAAATTTAAAAGAGACCAAGTAGTTGATGCTAGAAATGGTCAGGTTGATATGAGATATAATCAAATGGCTGTTGACCAAGATTATTTTATTCCTGTTCGTGACCCGGCTCAAACAAACCCAATTGAAACATTAGCAGGAGCACAGAACTTAGGTGAGATTGCCGATATCGAATATATCCAAAAGAAAATGTTAGCAGCTCTTCGTATTCCTAAAGCATTCTTAGGTTTTGAAGAGGTTGTTGGTGATGGTAAGACCTTGGCGTTAATGGATATTCGTTTTGCGAGAACTATTAACAGAATTCAAAAATCAGTAATTCAAGAATTAAATAAAATTGCATTAATTCATCTTTACTTATTAGGTTTAGAAGATGAACTAGATAACTTCACACTATCATTAACAAATCCATCTGCACAATCTGATTTATTAAGAATTGAACAGTGGAAAGAAAAAATAACATTATATAAAGACGCAACGTCCGACCAATCTCAAATTGGTATTCTACCTGTTTCACACACTTGGGCTAAGAAAAACATTCTTGGTATGAGTGATAGTGAAGTAATTCTTGATTTACAACAACAAAGAATTGAAAGAGCAATTGGTTTTGAATTAACGAATACACAAAACGTAATTAAACGAAGCGGTGTGTTTGATGACGTAGATTCTAAATACGGAGTTCCTGAAGAGGAAAGACAAGAAGGTGGTGAAACTCCGGGTGGTGAAGCCGGTGGTATGGATATGGGTGCAGGTTCACCTCCACCTCCCCCACCAGCTGGCGGCGGTGAAGCTCCACTAAGTGAAAATGAAACTAAAAAACATAATATTTTAAGTATGTTGAACGAAAATGATAAATTGGAAGATTTATTTGACATGAATAAAGCTCAACAGAATATTTATGAAATAGAAAATAAACTAAAAGATTTCTTAAACGAATAACTAAAATGACAAACTTTGGTGAATTAAAAACAAAACTGTTGACAAAACTTACAGAGTCTTACACTTCTAATAATAAGAGTGAAATTAAAGATTTGGTAAATAAACTAAAATCAAATAAACCTTTATCTGAGATGTACATGTTCTATGAGAACATAGAAGATTTAAACATTTCATCAAAAGAAAAGGCAAAATTATATGTAGAATCGATTGAACCTATTTTGATAGAAAAAATGAAGTCTCTGAAAAAAGAGATGAAGGATTTTGGAAAATCTTTAAAAGATGTTGTGGTAGAATCGAATTCACTTTATAATACTTTGGATATTCTTTCAGAAGAAACCAACATGCACAATATTGCATCTAAAATTGATGCTAGAGAAAATTTGATTTCTCATTTAATCGCGGAAAAGAAAAAAGAAGTTTTTAAAGCTCCTGATGTTCAAATTGAAAATCATACTCTATTGAACACTGTGTTAGTAAACAACTTCAACATCAAGTATGCCGATTTCTTAAAAGAAGACCAAAAAGAAACATTCAATAAGATTGTATCAATGACCAGTGAACAATTGGTTAATGAAATGACGACAATTAAGAAAGAGCTCAACGATAAGTTGGATACACTTCTTAAAGAATCGTCTGAAGACTCTGTGGTTAATAAATTAATGAATGTAAAATCCGAAGTAGACAAATCGGAAGTTTCGAGATACAACTATTATAAATTAATAGAATTGAAAAACGGATTACTTTGAGTTTTCTTGTTCTTCAAACAATTGTTGTTTGTAGACAGCCTTTAACTTTTTACTTCTTTTAGCAACCGAAGGTTTAGTATACTCTTGTTTTTCTCTCAATTTTTCGGTTTGCTTAGTTTTCTGAACCTTGTATTTGTATTTCTTTAATGCAGATTCAAGGTTTTTTTCTTTACTGACGTTTACGATTAACATATTCTTTTTTTGAAATATAAATGAAATGTTTTGATTTGTTAAGTTTATTTTGTATATTTTAAATACACCATAAAGTATATAAGTATGAAAATATTAAATGAAAAAAGGGAAATTTATCTCAATCGGTGTACACAATAATGTAAAAATTGGATACGGTACGGTTGATTATAAAAATTTAAAAACAATCTACGTCCAACTAAATTCATGGACTCAACCATTAATAAATGACCACGATTTTGATAAACTAATATCAAAAACAAGAAGGCAGATAAAAGAAAAAGTATATTCTTTAAATTCTGAATTCTTCAAAAGAGAATCAATTGTTGATTTGGATATTAAGACAAGTGGTATTAAAACAAATAAAAGGTCTTTTATGGACCTTGAAATCACATTATACGTTGATAAATTTTTTGATGTAAGGTCTAAAGAGGTTAAAAACACTATCACCAACTTATCAGAATCTATAATAGATACCGTTTTAACGGACGAAACTTTATTTAATTTCTTTGAAAAGAAGAATTAATTAAGGATTCGGGGTATTTATTATAAAAAAGTTGGATGAAAATACTCGGACCAAATGAAACCGGTAAAGGTATATTGATAGAATACGACGCCGGATATATATCACCAAAAGAGAATCAAAAAATTATCTCTGAGATGAAGGACATCGATTACTCTCAGGATATAGTTCTCTATGCTGTTTTGCAAAAATATGATACACCGAATAAAAACGGTAGAATCTATCCTGAAAATATTCTTAAGAGAGAAAATGAAAAATATCAAACCTTAATTAAAAAGGGGAGTGCTCTTAATGAATTAAATCACCCAACATCATCTCTAATTGATTTAGATAGAGTGTCTCATTCTATTTTAGAAACATGGTGGGATGGTAAAATCTTAATGGGTAAGATAAAATTATTCACATCACCAGCATGGAAAAAAATGGGTATAGTTAGTACCAAAGGTGACCAAGCTGCGATGTTATTAATGAATGGGGCAACTCTCGGTATTTCTTCAAGAGGTGTCGGTTCCCTAAAAAACATTAAAGGACAAAACATAGTTCAAGAGGATTTTGAATTAGTATGTTTTGATTTAGTTTCCTCACCAAGTACACCAGGTGCTTACGTATTCTCTGATTTGAAAGATAGAGAACAATATCAAGAATCTTTACAAGAGAAACCTAATGATTCGGACAGAATGAAAAATTTGATGTCCAAGTTAGATACTTATTTAGGTAAATAATAATTTATTATAGGTTATAATACTATAATCCGTATTTTTTTACATTATCAACATATTTATAGGTAAATATATTTAATAAAATGAGCGAAAAATCCATTCTAGAACAAGCATTACTTCAAGTACAGACTCTTGAAGAGGCAGTAAAAGCAAACGCAAAAGGTATACTTGCTTCAACTATGAAACAAGAACTCGGTGATTTGTTGAAAGAATCAATGGAAGATGAGGAAGAAGTTGTTAAAGAACAACCTAATCCTGAAGAAGACCCCGCAGATGATGTATCAGCAGATGCTGACGATAACTTAGGGGACGATAAATCGGACGAGGATGATGATGATTCATCTGACGAACCATCTAAAGATATTGACACAAAAGACGCATCTGATGACGACTTTGGCGGCATGGGTAACATGGACGACTTTGGCGATGAAGGTGATGACGATGTAGTTGATATGACAGGTGCTGACGAAGACGAAATTTTAAAAGTTTTCAAAGCGATGAGTCCTGAGGATGGTGTAATCGTTAAGAAAGATGATGACCACATTGAATTGTCTGATGGTGATGATGAGTATATCATTAAGTTAGGTGAGGAAGATTTGGATGAAACCATGATGTCTGAAGAAGATGATGAAGACCACTCTGATAAAGATTTAGAAGAGGGTGATGAGTCAGAAGATTCAGATGATGATTTGAAAGAAATGATGGACGATTCTGAAGAAACCGTTTATGAAATCGAACTTGATGATACGAATGAAGACATGATGGGTGATGATGAACCAATGGGTGATGAATCACTTGAAGAATATGTCGACGAAGATTACAACGAAGGAGATGATGAGTCTCAAGAAGGTGATGTTGAAGAATCTGCTCGTACAATGGGTAATGGATATCATGGAGGAATTAAATCTAAAAAGAAATTCTACGCTGGTAATAAGAGAGAAGAAATCAACGAAGAAGTTAGCAAACTTAGAAAACAAAATGATGAGTACAAGAAAGCTCTTGTATTATTCAAAGAAAAGTTAAATGAGGTTGCTGTATTCAACGCCAACTTAGCTTACGCTACTCGTTTGTTTACTGAACACTCAACCACCAAACAAGAGAAGTTAAACATCTTAAAAAGATTCGATTCAATCTCAACCTTGAAAGAGTCTAAGAACTTATATAGTTCTATAAAAACTGAATTGGATACTAAAAAACCTGTAACCGAATCAGTGGTTGAAAAAATAACTACGGCACCTACGTCTTCATCTTCAAAAGTATTGTCGGAATCAAAAGCATATGAGAATCCACAATTCAAGAGAATGAAAGATTTAATGTCAAAAATAAAATAAACTTAAAAATTAAAAATCAATACTAAAATGGGAGCATTATTAGAATCTGGTATGGTTGGTAACATTGGTCTTAAGCACCTACGTGTTATCAAAGAAGATACCATCAAAAAATGGGATGACTTAGGATTCCTTGAGGGTCTTAACGGTCACCAAAAAGACAACATCGCACAATTGTATGAAAACCAAGCTTCATACCTAATCAACGAAGCGGCTGTAGCCGATGCTTCAGGTTCATTCGAAACTGTAGTATTCCCTATCATCCGTCGTGTTTTCTCTAAATTGTTAGCGAACGACATCGTATCTGTACAAGCAATGAACTTACCTATCGGTAAATTGTTCTACTTTGTACCTAAAATTCAAGAAAGAACTGAAGCTAACGGTCACTATCAACCTTACGGTTTCCCAAGTTCATTGACTGACCCTTCAACTGGTTACACAGGTAACAACTTGTACGACCGTTTCTATGAAGCGTCTGATGCAAATGACCAAGGTTTGTTCGACTATTCAAAAGGTTCATTCAGTACAATTACTGCAACACCTATTGAATTGGTAACATTCTCTAGCGGTACCGCATCAACACAATCATCAATTGCAACTGGTACATCTGTAGGAAGTGTAATCTTGAAAGTTTCAGGTTTCACCGCTACTTATGATGGAGCTGGTAAACTTGCAGGTCCTAACGGTCACGTTATGGATACTGAAGAATTCTTAGCATCATTGAACGTTTCATGTGCTGAATTAAGTGGACATACCGCTGGTTATACTGCACTTCCTATCAATATCGTAACTCAAAAATACGGTAAAGGTATTGTTGAATATGGTACTAAGTCTTCAGGTAGAACAGGTAAATACAACAACATCTGTGACCAAGACGGTATTATCTACATCAACGTAGACCTTCAAGCTTACAGTTCAACTACTGGTTACACAAATTACACAGTTACAGGTTCAACTCTAAGAGCCGTTGACTTTACTGTGACTTGGAGAGAATACGCATCATTAGAATTCGAAGAAGAAATCGGTGAAGTATCTTTCGACCTTGAATCAGTAACAGTTTCTGTAACTGAAAGAAAGTTGAGAGCTAGCTGGTCTCCTGAATTAGCACAAGACGTAAGTGCATTCCACAACATCGATGCTGAAGCCGAATTGACAGCTTTATTGTCTGAGCAAATCGCAGCAGAAATCGACCGTGAAATCCTTCGTGACCTTCGTAAAGGTGCCGCTTGGACAGCTAAATGGGACTACAACGAATGGAAATACGGTAATGCTGGTTCAGCATACGCTGGTTACACTCAAAAAGACTGGAACCAAACATTGGTTACCAAGATTAACCAAATCTCAGCTCAAATCCACAAAACTACCTTAAGAGGTGGAGCTAACTGGATTGTTGTATCTTCTGAGGTATCTGCAGTATTTGATGACTTGGAATACTTCCACGTTTCAAACGCAAACCCTGAGCAAGACCAATACAACATGGGTATCGAGAAAATCGGTTCATTAGCAGGACGTTACCAAGTGTTCCGTGACCCTTATTTACCAGCTGGTAAAATCATCATCGGTCACAAAGGTAAATCATTGTTGGACGCTGGTTACATTTACGCACCATACGTTCCATTACAATTGACTCCTACAATGTACAACCCATTCAACTTCACACCAATCAAAGGTATCATGACTAGATACGCTAAGAAAATGGTTAACAACCGTTACTTTGGTGTGATTAACGTAAATGGATTGGCTACATTCAGTCTTGACACGTTGAGATAATCATAAACCATCTCATAATAGAAAGGGGGACATTGTCCCCCTTTTTTTATGCATTATTTTTCATATATTTGTGATATGTCAAAAAAAATAATAAACAGATTAAACATTTCTGAAGAATCGATTGATTACGAAAAATTGCGTTTAGATGTTTTAAAAAACTTGGTTGATTCTAGAAATATAGAATGTAAACAAACCAAGGATGAAATGATTAAATTTTTAAAGTTAGATGATAGTGAAAAATATATAAGACCCGTTACATGTCAAAAACAGTCTGATGGTAGTTTCATTATTGGTGTGGATATTAGAGATAGTAATAACTGTAGGGAGATGGGTAAATTAGTGGAAAAAGGTATTGCCAAAAACATCAGTATTTACTCTAACAATAGAATCCATTATATTTCAAGTCAAAAACTACTATGAACTGGACAGATTATTTCTTAAACATTGCTGAACAAGTAAAATTAAAATCTAAAGACCAATCGACTCAGATAGGTGCTGTTATCGTTGGGGTCGACAATGAGGTACTTTCTACGGGGTATAATTCATTTCCAAGAGGAATGGATGATACAATACAAGAACGTCAGGAAAGACCCGAAAAATACTTTTGGTTTGAACATGCTGAAAGAAACGCTATTTATAATGCGGCAAGAGTTGGTACCGCGTTAAAAGGTTCAACAATTTATCTTACTTCGGGATTACCGTGTATGGATTGTGCAAGAGGTATTGTTAATTCAGGAATTAAAATTGTTTGGTGTAAACGTATTTGTACCACCAAGAACAAAGAAAAGTGGGAAGAGTCTCAATTAAAAAGTATGAAATTACTTAATGAGTGTGGGGTTCAGGTGTTTTTTTACCTTAACGACTAAATCACCGTTTCCTTTAATTATTCGATGATAAGTACCCTCAGGAATAAAGATGGGGGTATTTTTTTTAATTATAATTGGTAATTCATTATCAGTTTGAAACATCCAATCCGTATCATGTTCACAGATTACAGTTCTATCCTGTTCATCAAAGTGCCACTTCAATTCCATTTCGGATAAATCCGATGAGAATGTTCTTACATGAAATCCGTCTTGTTGTTTTTCTTTAAATGGATAATCCATTACCAAGGATTTGATGATTTGATACCTAAAGCCTTACGATATCTTGAAATATTACAACTCCAATAACCGGCAGTTGTTCTGTCTTTCTTTTGGTCACATTTGTGACGGGCTCTAAATGATTTCGCCGCCGCTTTGTTGTTATTTCTAACTCTTAAGTTAGGGTCACCAAAAGTTACTTTAACAATGTTACCACTACTGTTTTTTACGTATACACCAAATTTCTTTGGTCCACCTGGTGTCCTAAAAGGTTTATTTAATTTTACATTACGACCTCTATGTTTTGCCTCAACAAGATACTCCTCTTCATTTAATATGAATGGAATGTCTAAATAAACTTCTTCACCTTCATATATACCTGTTAAACCTATATCGGTTTTAACCAATTCTAAATCATCCCCATCAAGAATTAAAACACCCTTATTATATAAATCTCGTGATTCATTAAATAGATTGAAGAATTTTTCAGAATAGACTCTATAAATGTTTTCAACTAATGGTTTTTCATTTTGAATGTGGTAATTTAAACCTTCACTCAATAAATTTTTAGATTCATTTAAAGTCCAAAGTTTTGGTGGGTTATATACATCAATTATTTCGTCAAAATCAAGTGTTATATTTTTTGCCATATTTTCATCAAATCTTGTGAATGTCGGTTTATTTCCTTTTCCTGGTTTTGGGTCATTTTTTTCTGCTCTTCTTTTTTGACTAACCATGGATTTTTTTTCTTTCTTACTGTATGAAGATGCAATTTTTGGTGTGTCCTTTGAAACTTTTTTTTGTGGTCTACACTTTGGATAACCTTTTCTACCTTTTTCACCGTCTGCGGATTTTCTTCCACAAGGTGGATGTTTTCCGTCAATCTTACGTGAAACATCAACCCATTTTTCTTTAAACCAACGAGCTAAATCTTCTTGTAAAACTTCTCCACTTTCAATACATTCGTTAACATATGATAAATCCTCGTCACTTATGTGAATCTTCATTGTGTATTTATCCGTGTTATCGTGACCACATTTATGACACGTATATGGGTCATCCCCACCATCGGATAGTAACCAATTCCAACCACATTCACAAACGATTTTTTTATCCATTACTTTTTACCTGAACAATATGAACCGGAACACTTTTTATTTCCGTCAAGACCTTTTATTTTACCCTTACAAACTTGAACGGCATAACCATTAGCATATGCACTTGGATACACTTTGAATTTTGATTTTGCTGCGGAAATTCCTCTAGCACAAAGTTTATTTGATTTGGCTTCATTAATTGACTCTTTGGTGGTGTTCATCATAAAATCAAAAACTTGGTCAATATTTTCTTTTGCAACTGAGACATGGTCGTCAGCCCAATCATGACCGTTTTGTATAATAGATTCAACCACAGATGGGTCTAATTCCAATAACATTTGACATTGTCTATGTAATTGTTTTAAATTACTGAAAAACATGTAGTTTTCAGTGATATTACCATCTTTAAAATTGTCAAGTTGGTTTTTAATAATTCCTTCTAAGTTATCCATAGTAATAAATATTTTTAAATCTCTGATAATATTTCAAACTTCACGTAGTCATTATAAAATATTTCCTCAGTGTACGTCTTTGATTTGAACTCCATAAAGTATTCTCTTGGAATCATAAATGATGTGTCCAAATAAAATGAATTTTCGTTGGTTACATCAACCTGAGTCCAATCATGAACAATCACATTTGTTTTACCTTCCTTGATGAATATTCGATAATAAACCTCGTCAAATAATACTGTTTTTGATTGCTCAATAGATTTAAGATAAATTACAATCTTTTTTAATTCACCTCTAATTATTTTTTCGTTCTGTTTTATACCTGAAAACTGAATTTTGTAGTTTTGAGTTTCTGTTGGATTCGTACCAATACTATATCCTGATGTGTATGGTTTTGGTACAAATTTTTGAGTAACGTCACTTATGGATATACCATCAACTGATAAACCTTTCCATTTATCATAGAAAAATCTCTTACCGTCACATAACTGACCTGTCAAACCAAATCTTACTTTGTAAACACCCTTTCTAATTCTTGTTGTTGTTAGACCTGTAAGTCCTGAAATCGGAACACTACTTGAGTTAAGGATATCAACGGTGGGGTTACTTGTTAAATTATAATAATTTGAACCCTTTGTCACGTATAGATAAAGGTTATTATATCTCTCCTCAATAAAATTATGTCTATTATCACTTATTCTATCATCAAAAATTGATTCAACAAATGGTTCGAAAAAAGTTTGTGTATATTTTGAAAAGAATGCAACTGATTGTTGTGTTTCGCCGGTTGTAATTGATTCGTATGCTGAGGTAAACGCTAACCCTAATCCGTGGTCAGTATTTCCTGATACTATAATACCATTTACATAATTCGTGATATCAACATTAATGTCTTCGTTACCATTGTTAAAATGAATTGTACTTAGGATTGTTGCTCCTGTATAGATTCCTGGATATGTCCACCCTGAGGTTGTTGTTCTATCGTACCAATTAGACGCTCTTGTATCGTATAATTTATTTCCTGAACTATCATCGTATGTAGATAATTCGTAATCATAACCAACACCTTCATCCCATGATTGTGGTATAGTAAATAATATTAAGTCAAAGGAAGTTGCACGGTCTTTTCCGTTAGATTTACTGTCTCCGACTAATTTGGGGTCACCAACCACCGTGTTAGTTATCTTTAGATGATGAGTAGTCCCTGAGGTAACCACCAAATCACCATTATTTACTTTTGTTTGTAAATCTGTAAAATCAACTTTAAATATGAATCTGGAATATCCATCCCCATAATAAATCTCAGTTGTTGGATTTTTTGCAGTGTTAACCCTACTATTTTCTATGATAGTATTGTTTTTAGAAAAATATGAGCGATAGTACGACATTCCCTTTTATAGTATAAATATCGTTTTAGTTGATTTTAATAGACTTATTTATCAATTCATCCCTTAATTTATTATAGAGTAAATCTAATTTTGTGTGTGCGTCGTAATCACTTTTAACGTAAGGTTTATTTATATTGTGTACGTGTGTGGTTAACACGTTATACACCGCGTCTATAAAATCTAATAATATCTCCCCCCTAACTAACGAATATGTGTTAGGTTCAATTTTTTCAATATAATCCGATTGTTCGTATTCGTATGTATTTAAAGTGGGAAAATCTATTTTTTTGTTAGTGAAATTGGTATCTGTCGACAGTAGGTAAATCTTATCCGCGGTCACATTACCAAAAGTTTGTTCAAAAGATGTTGAGTCGGTTTTTAATACTTTTACGACTTTTTCAACTGACTTAGTATTTGGGGTTACCTTATCTCTACTATAAACTAAACTTGACTTGGAAGTGGACCCTGGTAATTTGATATTATCAAATAGGGATAACCTATTAGTTTTTTCAGTACTTGTTGTTGACCTATTTTCAAATTCACTAGTTGGTCTAAAGAAAAAAGGATAAATGTTTGAATCCGATTGAGTCACAATCAAATCAGTTAATATTTTAAATGACACAATATTTTTGAATCCGTTACTTTGTATAGTTGTCAGTTTGTTTCTGACTTCTTGATATATTAATTTTATTTTTTTACTCAATGTGGCACCACTATAATCGGTGATTGAATTTAAATCACTTCTAAATGTGTACGTGTTACCTGATTCAGATAAGAAAACAGATTCTCCCGATAATATTTGAGTTGATTCAGTAAAATTACTTGAATTATACTTCTTAGTTACGTTTGGTTTAATCTGATATAAGTAAAAATTAACGTAAGTTGGGTTTGAGAGATTATCAACATCATATTCAATGATGAATTTTAGATTTGAATTCTCTGTTACAAGCTCTGTTTTTGTTTCTTCTGATATAAACTGTTTTGGTCCAAACTTTTTTAAATGTAATTTCGCAACTTTATCTGAAACAATCGGGAAACCTTTAGTTAAAAGTTCTCTATTTTGATTACTTGAAACGTCTTTTTGAATGAGTTTACCACCTCTTAAAACTAAACCATCCTGAGTAAAGACGGCGTCAGACCCATATTTACCACCTACAGAATAATCTTTGTATTTCGATAATGCGTTCTTACAATTTTCAGGAAGAGTACCTTGTTCGTTTTTTATAATATCAACTTTATCTTCAACAGAAACACCATAAGATGTTTGAGATATTTGTGTATTAAATTCTTGTGAATTAAAATCGTATCGTGTTGAAAAGGGTCCCGCAATATATTCTTGGTTTACGGTCGTTTTATCCGTATCATAACGAATAATTTTTACCGCCTGTTTAATTTCAGGTATAAAATTTATGTTATTAGGTAAAAATGGTGAGGCAACAAAGGGGTCATCTTTACTCCAATGTTGTATACCCTCTTTAATGTTTGATTTACCACCAATATAATCATCATAATCAACTACACGAATTCTTCCTAATCCTTTAGGGTCATTATTGTCTATACAAACCCCTATATCAATTATTTTCATTGTGATTTTCTATTTTCGATTTCGGTAATTATTATTTGATGTAAATTTTCTATAGCTTCTAATTTGTGTGTTAGGTCAACAATGTGTTTTTTAAGTTCTTCGTGTTGTTTGAATAAAAAGTCTTCAGCATCGAATAAATCTTTATTTGATTTGTTTTTTGCGTTTTCTACTATATTTTTTAATTTTTCCGCGTCCATATTATTGTTTTTTACCTACACCTGTAATTAATCCCGGTGGTATTATCGCCCCACCAGCAAGAGGTGGTCCGGGTAATGTACCCCCTTTAAGAACTATTTTTATAAATGAATTTGCATCTTCCTCTTCAGTATACCCATCAACTACCGATTTTACCAAATTTCCAATATCGTTAGATTCTCCATATAATGGACCTGTTGGTATACCCGCAGCTTCTAATTTATTCATTATGTTCATGTGTGCTCTATCCTGACTAAACCCTGGTAGTGAATCTGAGAATAATAACAAAATTGATGGTATTGATATTGGAGCTTTTTGAGATAACGCAGCATCAATTGTCGACAATATTGTTTGAAATAAATCATAACAATTGTTCAATTCAGTTTCTAACGCTTTCTTCAATAAAGCAATTAAAGATGTGATAATGAGTAGATATCTTTTGTATTTATTTTTAATAATTCTTTGTACAATATTTTGGATAAATGATAATAAATCTATTTTTATTAGTTTCCAAAATTCTCTCATGAATAACCAAAACAAATCCTTAATAATTGCACCAATCGCTTTGTAAAACTTCTTAGCGAGTTCTTTACTATTGATATAAACATTCGTTAGTCCCGTCTTAAATATTTTATACAACATGATTATTGGTAAAAATATTTTTGCCGATAGTATTGACATCACTAACGCTTTAGGTAGATTGATAATAAAATTGTTTAATAAATTATTTAGGAAGGCACTGATATCAAATGAAGAATCTGATTTTGATAATGCATCTTTAGCAACATTCTCTAATGTGTTATCAACCGCCTCATCTATATTTTGATTGTTTGTTAGATAAATAAAATCCTCCACGTGCATATCATCAACAGGAATCTCAAAATTGTAACAATCTTTAAATTTTAAGACTCTCCTAAATCTATTTTGTTCATCATCTAAGTCTATACCTTCAACATCATCAAAATCAAAATAAACTTCAATGTCTTGGTCGTTTTCACTAAACATGTCGACCGGAGTTTGATTTTTTAATTCATCTTTTTGAGTATTTGACCCACAAACTTTAAATAATTTATCTATTAACCTAAGTGACTTATTTAATGATATTGTGAACTTACTTGAATCACTACAACTAGTACCTCCTTGTATTGTTAACATCATAGAGGTTTTCATAATCTCCTCTATATCGGGAAACTCTAATGATTCATAATAATCTTTGATGAAGTCTTGTACTTTTGTTACACCCGTTGTTCCCTGAGTAAGTCCAGTAATTAAAAATTGTTGAGTAGATGCACTCCATTGGGATGTAAATAGATTTTTACCATTATTTGATGAATAGGTGTATGTACCACCTGACGACATTAAATTGTAAAATTTTCTATTTGTTTTCTGTTTGTTTTTATCAGGAGATTCTCTTTCATATATTAATTGACCACAGTCTGAATCTGGGTCGATTGTGAATATATCTAAAAAATCAAATTCATCTGGTTTTAGTACAATTGAATCAACATTAAAAACGGATTGACTGCCGCAGATTCCGTCACCCATAAAAAGAGCTTCTGAAAAATGTTTAATTGCGATTTGTTTTGCGGATTTTAAAGTTGTTTTAGATGCGGAGACCGCATATCTTTTGATTTTACCTTTTACGGGATTTTTGTCAACGTTTACGGTTATACCATCATTTATTGTTGATGTACTATCCGTTTTAGTTTTTTTATTGGTTGTGATAAATTGTTCACACACATCCAATAAATCTTTAAAAATGTCTTTGTTGTTTTCTACTTTGGATTTAAGTTTATTTTTTAAATCACTACTTTTTTTAGAAAATAATTCATTTGGGTCAGGTATATTTTTTTGGTAGGAATCGGCAATATTACCTAATGAACCTTTTGGGTCGTCATTTATTTTTTTGATTGCCTCAATTTGAGCCTGAAGTTTTTTTTTGGTTTCTTTAGAATTACTCATTAGTCTCTATATGTTCCTGACGATTCTCCCTCAGTATCATTCATCAGTTTTTCCAATATAACCCTATCTTCATCGGTAAGTTGTAATTTACCACCACCTGAATTAGGTCCACTTCCTTGAGTTTGTTTTAGTAAAGCACCTTGGAGTTTAACTAACGAAATCTTTTTTTCAGTACAATCGTTTAGTATTTTTTGTTGTTCTTTAATGACGGGACCAATAACACTCATATCTTCAGCGTCTTTCATAAATGTTAACATTTTTTTTGTTATCATTGATGCCGTGTTTTTTTGCTCTACGATATCATTATAAATTTCTTGCATTAATGCTAATGCCGAGTCAGTATCTAATGATATTATGTTTTTCTTTTCCCTCATAATATATAAATAGAGAAATAGTTAATTTATGAATCCAACCATTATACCCTCATAAACCTTTTTATATCTTTTTAATGATAGTCTAATTTCTTTTGTGGATAGAGAGGTCATTTCTCGTAATGATAATAAGATTAGGTTTTTGTTAAATTTATTACCTTCCCCAACCTGAAATATTTTTTCAAAATTGCTGAAGATTTCTATTAACGCGTACCCTAATTTTTGTTCGTTATCATTTAATTCTTCACTTTCCATAAATGACTCCAATTCATTTATGAACTTAATTATAACATCTTTATAATCAATGTTGTATTCATCAATAGAATACGAATGTTCTGTGCTTTCTTCTAAATCGGATGAAATGTCATCATAAGAGACACTTCTATTCATTTCTTTAGTGTCCTTTTGAATCGCACCCATCAGGTAATTTTTACAGATGGTCCCGAAATAAGAATAAGCTTTATGGTTTTTCGTGTGGTCGAATTTGTTAATTTTTGTCATTAGAAATGACATTGTATCTGCGTGTATGTCCACAAATTCAAAATCTTTTCTGTACAATTTATAACGTCGAATTATACTTTCGACCATTATTGTGAGAGGTTCTCTTAAATATTCGTTGAATATCTTATTCTTTTCTGTATCGGATTCGGATTCTAAGTATCTTACAACCGCTTGTTCTTGCTCCTCCCCAAAATATATTTTTTGGGTTCGTTTTCGCGGCATATATTAATTCTCTACATAGTTTATGTCTCTGTTATTTTTAAAGAAAAATTCTTTCTTAGCAGCATCCAACCAAAATTTCACTTCTTCTTGTGAAAGTTTCATGTTTTCAGAATTTTTGTAATTCCAAAATAGAGAATCTTCTCTGAAATTTACGTGTTGGTACCCTAATCTTGGGATTGTCATAACAATAACATTGTTGTGTGTTAACCTAAGTAAAAACTCATAACCAAACGTTAATTTAATATTTGATTTAAGTTTACCATATTCGGAAACAACTGAAGTTTTGTACAGACCTCCATTAATTTGGAAATTTTGATACTCTAACAAAGCTTCGTTGTCTAAAAATCCTTGTTTATCTGTAAATCCATAAGCCCAAGTTGATTCGTTGGTATAACTTAAAAATTTACCTTCTACGTTAATGTCTTTTACCAAGCTTAAAAACGCACTTACATCGGGATTTTCTTTTCTATATGAATTAACTAAGGATAACCAATTTTTATGGTATTCGTCGTCAACCTCAATGATTGAAAACCACTCGGTATCACATTTCTCAATACCGAGATTAACCTGTGAACAAAAGTCATAATCACCACTATTCTCGATTATGTTATATTCTAAATTTGTTTGTTCAATTTTTATTTTTGAAACAACTTCTGACGGACCAACGATTAATAATTTAACGTCGTTGTAAAATTGTTCAACAGAACTAAACGCGTTTTTAAACATCGTTTCATATTCTTCATCCCATTTGTGGATTGGTAAAATTATTGATATGTCTTTCATGCTACTTCTTCTTTGTTTTCTTCTTTTATTTTATTCAACGCTTTTTCAATTGCGTCAATTCTTTTATTGATAAATGAGTCAAAAATATTCAAGATGTTACTTTTCGTAATATCTGTATCATAAGGTAATAAGGTGTCTTTCATTTTATTTTTAACATCATCGTTAAGCTCAACACCTTCTAACCAAGCATTGATGTAAGTTCCGAGGATTTCAACGATTTTGGAATCATCATACGTCCACATACCATTTTCACTCAACCAATCTGGTTCGTTTTTAGGTATCTTACCAATTACCGGTACTCCTGATTTCATTGATTCTAACGGGAATGTACCAAAAGTTGAATCATCATCAACCCAAACAGAGACAACACATTCTTTTAGATTATTAGCAAAATCCTCATAAGACATATTCACCATATCTCTAAATGTTAACCATCTTAAATGTGGGTATCTAATATAGAATTCAGATATAATTTTTTTGTTTGTTGACCTGTCTTTGCACAATATTGAAATAATCGGTTTCGTGTTTTTATCACTAACTTTAAATTCGTCACCAATAATTGGTGGAATAATGTGAACTAATGATTCAGGAAATATTTCTGAGATATATTTTTTGGAAAACTCAGTTGTTGTGATTACTCTATCAAACCCATAATCAGACCATCTACTACCAATTGGTAATGTTTCAAAAATATACTCTTTTTGTTGTACTAACATGATTTTCACACATCTGATGTTTGCCATCGATTCTAGTACATTAGAGTAGTATTCCGGAACAACAATAACGTCTTCAATTTTTATCTCTACTCGGTCATCTTTAATGGTAACAACTTCCAATTCTGAATACGTTTCCCCTAACCAATTTTTTACCCCTGAATATGTTTTATCCTCCACAAGTAATTTAGAGTTGTACCCATTTTGTTTCAATGTTAAAGCAATATCGTAGATATGTTTAACCGATGCTCTTGGATTGTTCTTTGTGTCGTACACCAAAAAATATATGGTGTTAGTTTTGTTGTTTAGATTTTCTAAAGCAACTGATAGTTTTTCTATGTTTTCTTTGTTATTCATCTTCTGATATTAATATGTCATATTTTATTAGTGTGTTATAAGCAATTTTAAAAGATATTGATAAACCTGAGTTTCCAAATTCACCTAATTCTTCGTCAGCTTCTTCAAATTCATTTAGTACTCTTTCAATACAAGTTTTTATTATTTCATATTTAAAGAGATTTATTTCTAATGATGTGGTTCCGTCTTCATTTTGGATTTCATTACCCGTTTGACATTTTTGACTGATTCCATCAACATCGATATAATAGTTTTTACCGAAAATTTCAACCATGTTTTATTTATTTCTGATAATTTATTTATTTGTAGTCTATTTGTAAAGTTATTATTGTAAAACGTATTAAACTTTATAACTCTCTTATGTATAGGACATTGAGAAACGACATTTATATCGTCAGTAATCCACACATCACATTTTTTCCATAATTTTTTTATTTCACTTGGAGTAGAAAAAACAATATTGTCCGCCATTATCCCATTCTTAGATAAGAAAAACAATGTTGCGGGTTTAGCCTTACCTTTTTCACTCAAACCAACTAAAGTGATTTTAGCGTCTTTGTTCTCAAAAATAAATGTGTTTAATTCAGTTGCTGCCTGATTATAACTTAATCCAGCATGTCCATATATCTCGATTGGAAAATCGAAATATAAGAACTTATTAAATTCATCGATTGATTGGAATTTATATGTGTTCAATAAATTCTCAATAGATATTGGGGTACCATCTATACCATAATCAAACTTCTCTTCCTCGTCTGATTCGGTATTTAAGAAATAATCTTTATAATGGTAATCAAATTTCTGTATTGTGTTTCTTAAAACACCATCAATACTTACAAATATTTCCATAAAGGAAATATAACATATAAAATATTATAAGTAAAGTTTAATCGTATCTTTTCAGAATTTGAGTAATGATTGGATTTCTAACAATGTCCTCATTTCCAAATTCAAAAACACCAACATTTTTTAAATCCCCAAGTCTAACTTTAGCGTCGTACAGACCTGTTTTTGTTTTGTCCTTAAATTTGTCTGATTGTTCTAAATCGCCTGAAATGAAAAACTTTGAATTAAAACCAATACGTGTCAACAAAAGTTTCATTTGTGAAGGTGTTGTATTTTGAGCTTCTTCAAAAACCAATATTGTATTATCAACATTCCACCCTCTCATATAAGCGAGTGCTGCGATTTCAATAAATCCCTCATCCTTTAATTTTTCTCTCGCCTCTTTACCAATTATTTTGTTTAATAAATAATATGAAGGATAGATGTATGGGTCCAATTTTTCTTCCAACCCACCCGGTAATGAACCTAACTTTTCTTCTGCTTCAACCGCCGGTCTAACAATGATGATTTTTTCATATTTATTACTGTCATCCCAAAGTAAATCGACAGCTCTTTTCATTGCTATGTACGATTTACCCACACCCGCAGGCCCAAAACAAAGTGTTATTTCATTTTCACCTAAAATTCTCCAATAATCTTCTTGATTCTTAGTAAGAAATTTTTCTTTAGGTTGTTTTATGATTTGCCTAATTCTGTCTTTTTTAGGTGTTTTTTTATCTTCTACGAGATTTGCGGTTTTTGATGTTGTTTTTCTCAATTGAGTATTTTTATTAATATAATTATTATGCACCTGTAGAACCAAATCCACCCTCACCTCTTTCAGTTTGGGATAATTCGTCCACTTCTACAAAAGTTACAGAAGGATAAGGGATTATCATTATTTGAGCAATTCTATCACCCACTTTATAATCTAATTCATGTAATCTGACATCGTTTTTACCAAAAACTTTTTTAAATGTTGCTTGAATTTCACCTCTATACCCACTGTCAATAACCCCAACACAATTTGTTAGTGATAAATCAGTTTTTCTAATAGAAGAACGAGGAAAAACTAAACCAACGTAACCCTTTGGTATTTCCATGGCAATACCTGTACCATAAGTGATGTCAAATGTTGTATTTGAAATAATTTGAGTGGCGACCAAATCCATACCAGCATCCCCGTCTTTTGCGTATTTGGGAATGACCGCATTATCATGTAGTCTTTTTACCTTAATTTCGAATTTATTTACCTGTTCCTCGACTTGATTTTTTATGTCGTCACCCAGATTAAATAATAACTTATTCAAATCACCCATTATAGATGTGTCATCTGAATCGTCATTCAAAATTTCTTTTTCTAATTCTTGGAGCCTTTTTATGTAAGACTCAATTTCATTTTTGTCCATTTTTTTCTTCTAAAATTGAAAGTTCAAAACCGACTCTTATTACGTTAGATAAAGTTCCTGAACGGTACTTTGCCATTTTGTCATCGGATTCTTTATCAGAATTCATTATTGATTGGAATTCATCTTCTGATAATTTAACTCCGTTGTTCACCGCATAATATACCGCTCTTTCACCTGATTTCATTGAAACTTCTTGTTCGTTGAATTCGTACATTTTACCAAGATTTTTTCTATGCCACTCACTTGGGTTTGGTTTAAACATAAATGTTTTACCAATTTGAGATAAGAAGATACATTTTAAAATTGAAGAGGTTTGAACTCTCATCGTTTCGGGTAATAAATCATTTGTTTTTACCGAATATTTTGCGGCTTTAAAACAATGATTTAATAATCCACCCGGAAAACAACCATACATATCTAATGAGGTTGATGCGGGTGCTGTGAAGAAATCGTCACCCAAAAAGTCTAACAATTCTTGTGTGAAAATTTTGTACTTGGAATTTGTTTCAAGAAATTTTTTCTTGTTAGATTCGATTTGTTCTGCGGTAATCATTTTATTTATTTTTTAAAGTAATCAGGTGTGTTTTGTGGGTCGATAATACATTCGATTGGCATTTTAACAATTGCCAAACTTTCCGATGAACGCATGTCACCCGCTCTGTATTTTGAAACAACTATAGTTGCTTCTTCTACTGATTCGGCTTCCACAATGTACTTAACTTTTTGTAATCTTGGATTACCATTTCTGTCTAAATTTTCGGTTTCATAACCTACTGTTACTAAATAATGCATGTTTTTTTTGTTTTTAAATTATTGATTTGAAAAATTGTGTTCTGTTTTCTGAGACCGTTACTAATGAATATTTGTCTTTTACCGTTTCATACAAACGGTTACCCAAGTCTTCTACCATGTTTGGATTTTCGATTAATATCTTCATGTATTTGGACCACAATTTGTGATTTTTATTTTCATGAACTAATAAGGCGTTTCCATCATTAAGTAGTTTACCTTCTTTATATGCTGTTTTAAGGTCTATCGTATAGGGCATCGTCTCACTTGCAATAATAGGTTTTTTGTGAAAACCAGCCTCAATTATTTTTAATTGTGATTTACAAGAATTGAATTCTGACGGAATAATCGGAGCTAAGGATACGTCAAACAAATTATAATTTGAACCGTATCTACCAATTGGTTGTGTCCAAACTCTTCTATATTTCTTTTCACTAACATCAATTTCAGGTGTTTGTGTGAAATTCATTAAATATGATTTGTACTCAGGGTCAACTGTTTTGTAATTGTCCGTAAAGATTTGTTCATACTTATACCAAACCGTCTCCATTGGTTTGATTGGTCTTGTTTTTCTTTCATTTGTTTGTGGATTCACTTCTGTGATAGACCCCCTTAAATCATAACCACATAATACAAATTGTACGTTGTTATATTGGTTTGCAATCATCGAAATACCACTTCTAATTTGTTCTAAATCATGTAAGTGGGTTGAACCCCCTAACCATCCGAATCTAAGTCTATCTGATTTTGTTGGTTTTGGTTGAAATTGACTTTCATTTGGGTCAATGGCATTTGGGAAAACTAAAACATTTTTTAGATTTAATCTTCTTCTTAAGGTGTCCGCAAAGAATTCGGTTGTACATGTCACATAGTCCGATTCTTTCATCATTTCAGCCTTTTTCTTAGGTAATTCATTTTCTCTAATATGAAAATACATAGGATGTCTATGGTCTGGTGACCAATGGTCATCAATGTCCATGACTGTCTTAATACCTTGAGTTTTCAACCATTTGATTCTTGCGATGTTCTCCTCGTGATTCGTTTGATGGATAAAACTATGAAAGACTACGATATCGTAGTTTTTGAAGAAGTTGTCATTATTTTCTACTGACAGAGCAATGTCTACGTGGAATTCGTCTGCGTAATGGTCTCCAATAAATTTATATGGGTCTAATATTCTATATTTACCCACACCATGTGTATCGGGGGGTATTGCTAAAATTCTAATTTTTGACATTCAAATTTTTCCTTTTTATAAAGTATAAGAAAAAAAATTGAAAAGTCAAACTTACTTAGATTTATTTACGCCAGTGATTTTACCTTTAAAAACCGAATCACCAACCTTTAATACCAAATTTTCATTGATAGTCATGGTTTGTTGGGCGGTTAAAATTTGATTGAGTTTTGAGTCCATAATCTCAACAACAGTTTTTCTTACAATGTTTTCAATAATTGGAGTTAACTGTTTTACTAAATCAGAGCTATCAACCGAGGATGCTCTTTGTTGTGTTGATTTTTTTGTTGAGACTCCTTCACTTTCCATAAGTTTTTTTGTTTTTTCAACAAAATTCAAATCTAAAGAATCGGACAAACTAATTTGTGGAATTGGATTTTCAATCATTGCTCTTTTAATTGCTTCAGGTAATTTAGACTCCTGTATTCTTTGTAAATTAGGTTGTTGTGGTTGTCTTATTTGAGTCGTTTGTGCTGATGGTGTAACATCTTCTGGGTTACTCCTTAGTATTTGCTCGTTAACATTACCAGTTTCAAAATCACCGGTTTCAACTTTATTCATTACTTTTTTTGCTTGTACTAATCTCTGCATCAAATCATTTTGTGATATTACACCTTGTCCTGTTTTTTCCATATCGATTTTTTTATAAAATAAGTATTTTTAAAAGAAAATTAAAGTCTTGATTCTTTTTAGTTGTTCTTGTAATTCAACAGTTTCTTCTGGTGATGGCTCAATGACTTTAATGTTATCTTGTTTTAATAATTTATCTAATTCAATTTCTGAATCTTTTTCAATTCTTCTTCTCGTTCCTTCACCCGCGTTTGTATTTGCACCAATATCTATTTGTGATTTTTTCCAATCATCCATTTTTTTCTTGTACAAATCGTCAATTGAGTTTTTAAATTCTTCAGGACTAATTTGTTTAATGTTGTCGACAACTTTGACCTTTGTTTTCAAATCATTGAAAACTTCAACATCCCTTTTTGGGACTTCAATTGGTGTTGCTAGTGGTTTATCTTTTGGTTTTGGTTGTGGTAATTCTTGTTTTTGTGGTTCCTGTTTAGGTTTTGGTTCAACCGACGGTGTTGGTTTTGTTTGTTGAGGTTCTTTCACAGTTCCCCAATCACTTGTTACATATGTTGTAGAAAAACTACTATCATCACCTTCTTTATATCCGGGTCTTTTTTGATTGAATTGTTCGTCTTCATAAACTTGGATTGAACCTGATGATATTCTGTCTAAAATAAATGTTCTCCATCCATGCTCCCTAAATCCTTTTTTAGAAACCGATGGGGGTTGAACCCATCCCCTTACCGCTAAATTTCCTTTTTTGGTTAATCCTGATGCAACTAATTCCGCTTTAATTCTTCTTCCCGGTAGCACCTCACCTTTTGGTCCTCTGTAATCAAAAGAAACAGGCATTCTATTTTTAATTGCATATTCAAGTGTTTTTTGTGTCCCCCTTGAAGGTGCTTCCATAAGAATGTTTGTTAATATTGATTCAAAATTTATCATTAAAAATCAGGATAAGTTTTTGTACTGCCGTATTTGTTTTTTGCACCCAATACAGTTCTCTCATTTATATCTGTTACGGTACCCACTCCACCCGTGTTGTTTTCACCTCGACCTCTTTCGTCTCCGTCAGAAAGTGCGTTCGGGTTTACAGATGAATAACCGAAATTATTATTATAAATATTTTTCGCTAAAAGTGTGGTTCTCTCATTTATATCTGTTACAGTACCAACACCACCTGTGTTATTTTCCCCTCTACCTCTTTCATCACCGTCAGAAAGTGCGTTCGGATTACCTGAAGAGTATTGAAAAGAATTGTTGTAAACATTTTTAGCCAACAATGTATTTCTTTCAGTAATATCTGTTTTTGAACCGATACTATTGTTTAATTCACCTTTACCTTTTTCATCACCGTCAGAAAGAGCGTTTGGATTTCCACTATTGTATTGATTAGTTGGTCCGTATGGATTCTTAGCAACTAAAGAAGTTCTTTCTACAATATCGGTTTTAGAACCAACGTTTCCATTCAATTCACCTTTACCTCTTTCGTC